CATGTCCTTTTGATAGAGGTTTCACCAACCATTTCTTAAGGCACACGTCGTAGACTCCAAATTTTTCCTTAGTCTCGAGATCTATAGCAGCTGTGTTTTTGATTATCTTCTTCAGGTTTGATACCGCAGCAGAGAGCGAGGCTACTAGGCTGTCTAAATAGTTCTTGCATTGTTGAACTTTTAGCGGACCAGTATACACCATCGCATGCATCTGTTTACGGATAATCGTCTCTGTGGATACCATATGGAACTGCTGCAACGACTCGATTTCTGTACTTCTTTGGAACTCATCGGACACTGTGTTGCCTGTTAGACCAAGCATAGAAATCTCTGATTTTCGAACCACTTCCTTGATTGAGGACTCACCTACGTCTGACGACACAATCTTCAACGAACCTTCCTCCTTTGATGTAATTGTCGGTTGCAATGCAAGTGCGACATTTGCTTCGGTAGGCCGCTCAAACGTTAAGGTCAAACCACTCTCATTTGAAACCACGGCTACCATTACCTTTGCTGCCACCAATGGATCTACGCCTAAAGTATTACACATTCGGGAAAAAACATCAACATCAAACTTGTCACTATCCTTAAGAATTGAGATTTCTGACAAAGCATTGTACATCACTTCCGCTTCTTCCAAGCTCTTTTTAACGTCCAGTACCGGCATTTCCACTGAAGACTTGTACTCTTTAACTAATCTGTCGTGGAAAGTCACATACAAGTCAGGTACTTTAATTTCAAGAGCCTTTTCCGAAACAGTTATGAGTTTCTTGTTAATCAACCTCTCCTTGATTGTAGGAAAACAGTTGTGAAAAGCGGCAGTAATCTCATCCCAGACATATTCAGTGAGCGATTTAGAATGCACTTGAAATTTTTGAACCACGAGGTCATCTTTGAGCATGGCCAATTTGGTCTGCAAGAAAAAGGTCATTGACAGAGACTGCAACAAAGCCTTGTCCACATCCCACTCTGAGCGCGCAGTCACCCCATTAATTATCACTCTTGATCTTATCGACTCAACGAACGATAATACATTGGCGTAAGTAAGCGCTTTCGACTGGTATGTGCGAATATGATTAAGCACAGTATAAACGAAGTCCTTGCTGACCATAACCTCCTTTCTTGCTAACCTTTTCCCCTCGTTCTGTAAAGATACGTCGAACAAAGGTACTATCACCATATCTTTCATCTTTGGAAACCAATAATTAACAGACGATGAATCCTCCAAGAGGATCCTTTCGCTATTCATCATCGCCAAAGTCTTTTTGTAATGCCAAGCATCTTCCATTGCACTATAAAATTGCTCCTTGTCTACACCTCTGTGGTACACACCTCTATATAGTACAAAGGTATCTAACCTTGAAAACTTACAAAACCAAGTATTTACCCTAGTTACCAAAAACTCCTTCATGTACACTTCTCTACTAGAAGCGGGGAAGTAAGTCTTACACACATACTTAAGCACATTACTATAGGAATGAGTATAATTTAAAGTACTCTCTGCTACAAAGGAAAAGTTCAACATATCACCCTCTCTCGAGAAGAAAGCGCCTATGTCGTCAAGACTAACATACGAATCTTCTAAAAGAAGATTCTCAGAAAAGTGGAAGGCAGCATAACAGACATGAACATTTCTCCTCAGAAGTGCTGCACCAAATTCATCTGCTGGAATGTCGTATAAACTGTGCAAAGCGACAGCGTATACTTTATCCGTGCAGTGCGAAACGCCTTCGCAGTGCTGGAAAGGTTTCGAGCACACTACCGATTGCGGATCGTCCGTGTATTTATCAAAGACTGGCTTTTGATATGGCGGTATTACCTTTTTCTTTTGCGCAAGCTTTGAAAGGTACAGTTCAATGCTATCCTTTTGAGCATTGTGACGCATGACGTCACGTAAGTCCATATTAGGCATGCAACAATGAACGTAGTCACGACCTTTAAACATGTGAGCAGCAAAATTTCCCCCGATATCGTATGTCGTTGAACCATAGGGGATCTGCATCATCAAGTATTCTAGTTCCAAAGACCGAAGTCCACCTGCGAGACTGTGCACAGCGTTCTGCGTGTTGTAGAACGTGATTTGGAACTCAGGGTAGGCCTTAGTTGCGATAAGCGTCTGCTCTTCGCTTATCGACCTTAAAAAATTAACCTTGGGCCTGCGGTCATGTGCATTGCATTGTTCGACCGCTGATTCGTACAGTCTCCGATTAGCAAGATCGTTCACCAAGGGGTTATTCCCTCGGAGAGTACTTGCTAATGCGGCGTTGGTAGCTTGTTGTGTGTAAGCCATTGTAGTTGTATTTTGTTTGTAATGTTGTTTGTTGTTTGTGTTGTTGTTGTACCATCACCCCACTCAATTAAGCAATTATAAGTTTGTCCAGCCCTAAGAGCAAGTTTAAATTGATTTGATGCACTTCCTCCAGAAGATGTTAGTGTTGTGTCAATTGTGAAAATAAATTTTGGATTTGTGAATCCTCCACCTTTTTTTTAGTTGTAATATAAGGCGATATTCCTATTCCTTTTGCTGGCATATTAATAAATTTTAATTATCTATAACCAATAGCCGTGCCCGCTGATAATGTACCTGATGTAATCTTACACCCATTAGGCACAATATACAATTCTCCCGCCTTTAATGAAACTCCGCTAATACCAAAAAAAGCAAGGAAATCAACAGTTGTTCCACCTGCATCTTTACCGCTTAAAGCTGTAATTGTGGTAGAGTCCTCACGAATATAAATAGAAGTAAACCCTTCATCCGTAAAAGCCACTGAAAGAAAAAGGAATTTTTATCCTGATTAGATAAACTCTCCTTGAACGCATCAACACCTCCATTAGCTATTTCTACAATCGAATTTGCCATGATTTTTAGTTTTAATTATACGTTACAAAAAAGGGGGCTGTTATACCCCCTCTTTCTTTGTTTGTGTTTAGTTATTAAGCTCTGTAAGAGTCAGAAGCTACTGCAATGAACTCTAACAACGAAGGTGTACCAATATCCGCTGTTTGTAAAGCGTAGATAGTTGGGATAACCTCATCACCTGCATCAAAAGTAAATGCTTGTGTTACTGTTGGAGTGTAACCATCAATGAAGAAAGTTACTGCACCTGTAATATCAACACGTACCTCTAATTGGTGAGTTTCACCATCAGCCCAATTTTGAGTAGTATCAGTAGCAGTATTACCACCACTATTCAACTCAGTGTTAGTGTAAATATCACCTGCACCACTGCCTAATCCAATTACAGCGTAATCAGTGTAAGCTGTGAAAGTTGCATTGTAAGCCTCTTTTTTACGGAAACCTACCCACATAGGATTCAAACCCGAAACGTCATCAATAGTGATTTTAGCATACAAAGAGAATGCTGTTTTACCTACAATGAATGACTTAGTGCTATTCGCCCAAGTTGGAGCAGAAAATTCAACACCTTCTGAAGCAGTTTGGTCGAGAATTAATCCGATACCTGCATTAGCACCTACAAGCGCTAACAAAGTAGAAGTTGCAATCGGTGAGTAGTGAGCAGTAAAGCCATTACCCAACACACATACGTTCTCAGCTTGCGCTACACCTGAAGGTAAACCTGTACCTAAACCTTGTGATACTACGCTAGTATCGCCCATGTAGTAAATAGTAGGAGTATCTTGCGTGTACAACTTAGTAATCACTTCTAACATTGCACGTTCAAATGCTTTGAAGCCCGCTAAGTTAGTAGTAGAACTACCTGTACCGTTATCAACGAATACATACTGAATACGTGATTGATAAACGAGTTGACCACCTAAAGTGATACCGTCAACCAATTTGTAATCTTCAATTACCCATCCGTCATAGTTTTGACCGCTTACAGCAGGTTGATTAGAAGTGGTTACAGGAGGGGCATCAATGATACCGCTTACTACACTGCCGCCCCAAGCATAAGCAAGAACTGGTTTAGCAGCTAACAATTTAGCACCTGTACCGAATGAATAAACACCTGTTGTATAAACAGCGTAATCAGTAGAGGCAAAACCTGTACCATCTTCATTAGGGATAGTGTAAACTTGGCTCACACCTTTAACGCCACTCATACCTTGTGCAAACACATGGTAGTAGTTACCGTTGTCTGTTACTGAAAAACCATTACCACTAGTCAAAGAAGCAGCAGTAACATAATCAGTTAAGTCAGCGTTGATTTTAGCAACTAATTGTCCGTGAATGTACTCACGTTGTAAAGCTGCCGATGCCCCAATAGTAGTTAATACAGGAGGGGTTTTGTAAGAATAAGTACGCACGGGCGCTTGATTTACCGAACTTTGTGTACGGATAGGGTCACCAATAGCTACTGTGTAAAGAGTACTTGCAGTCGGAGTGTAAGAGCTAGTTCCCACACGAACTACTTGCGCTACTTCAGCACGATACTTAATTTGGGAAATAGAAATCGCATCCGCAAAGCGAACAGAATCTAAACCCGTGATGGTAAACTTACCACCACCTGTCTGTACGTCACTGCCTGAGCTAGTGAGTAGCAAACTCGATTTTTTGATTTGTCTTGAACTCATTGTTTTTAGTTTTTAAGATTATAACGTAAATTTAAGCGTTTCTAAGGGTTGTTATTCATTTTGTTAATAAAATGTGGTTTTAGTTTGAAACCTTTTTAACTATCCCTGTTTCTCTTGGTACTCAATAGCCTGAGATTGTTGTAAATCTGCAATAGTCGAGAGAAGCTTCGAGGCCGCTCTCTTGCACAATCTTTCGTGGATTGAGTCGGGAAGCTCGCACGCCGTTGTCAGACTCACACGCATAACAGAACCACTCGTAAGTGCTGCGCCCGAACCCGTAATCACATCACCTATCTGATACGTAGTTCCGCTATACACACTCACTTCCATTGCATAATATGTTACAGCATTAGTTAATGTACCGCCCGCTGCTATTAGGCTTGTTTCAGGGCCAATAGAGAATGTATTAGCTTGTTTGATATAAGTTAGTGTTGCGCTTGATAAAGTGCCGCTAGAGCCTCTCCAAATCGTTAATCCAGTGCTATTTTCTAAGAAGTAACACTTATTATTTGTCGGATGCTTAAAGCTGTCATCAAACAATGGCCCTAGTGTGTTATAAGTAGTTGGTCTTGCGTAATCAGTTACTCCACTTATAACACATTCTAAATACAAAAAAGTATTATAATCGGCAGGGAATGCAATAGTATTAGATGAACAAGTATAATATCTCCCTGTTCTTGTTGTTCCCACTACCACACTCGGCGTTGCCACCTTAATCAATGGGTACAAGTTATCTCTTATTCTTTGATTCCATTCAAAACTCTTAGGGTCACGCTGCTCATCCTCACCTACCTCTTGGTAGATATATTCAGTCATGGCATCATTCATAGCCATATCTATCTCAGCAAATGTAAACCTTGCCACCGAACTTAGATTAGTGTAAAAACCAATCTTCTCGTAAATCTGAGCAGTATTCATGTTTAATGTATTTGAGATTAAATATAATAAAAAAGGCGGTGTTACCCGCCTCTTAGTTTTTACATTTTTTCAGTCTGTAAGATATGCTCGTTTAAAGCCTTTCTAAGTAAGAGAATTTTCTCCTCAGTACTCTTATTCTTACCACCAATCAACTGCGGCCCTTTCATGCCTGACTTTCTCGCCTCTTCGCACAATTCCTTGTACTCAATCTCGATAGCATCAGCACTCTCGTCACCATTAGTTTTGTTAGCAACATTCAATTCACGATTAATACGCATCTGTTCTTCTAATTGACGCTCTAGTTGTTTAATTCTATCGCTCTCAGGATTAGAAATTACAGCCTTAGCTTGCGTAGGGATAGTTGAATGAGTTTGTTTAGTTCTTGCTTGCGTATCAATAGAAGCAGCAATATGCTCCTTACGCTTCAATTCCCAACAAGC